ACAGAAGAATCAAAGCCACCTATACGTTCAGACCTTAAAAATCTGTTGTGTAGCTCAGTTTGCAACATTTATATCACCTCACTTGGCTCGTTGCTAAGTATTGAATCTAATTCGCTTTTAGTTAAAGGTTGCATGTTAACATCAGACCACATATCTTGCATGTGTCCGTTAGAATATTCAAGGTGTCTAACATACATACCTTTATACTTTCCTTCTTGCAATAATTTTCTTGCTGTACTTAAATCAACGTTATATATACTAAACTGTTCTTCGGTTGCTACTTGGTAATATTCAGCCATTTAATCACCCCTATATCCCAAATTGTTGCAATGATAGTTTATTAAAAGATTGCTCCCACGCGTCTATGTTTGTTAATGTAAATGATCCTAATAACAAATAGTGGTTTGAGTAATTAGTATGAGTTGTACCTTCGGCGTTTGTTGATTTAGCAAACAATCTAGCACTCGGTTGACTTGTTAAATTCCAAGTGTTCAATTCGTCGTACTGAGTAACATCATTTAAGTAAGACACTAACCTACCGTTATGCCTTTTTATAATTAATTTGTAAAAAGTATCATTGTTTAAATTGCCAGATTGTATTACTTCTGCCGAAGCACCAACTGAATATAATCTAAGATCATTGTTACCGCCAGATTCCAAAAGAAGTTGAAAATTAGATCCACCGTCTGTTTTTGCATAAATCGCCTTAAAGCTTCCAACCGTTGATGTTTTAAATACAAAACCCATGGCAAAATCATCTGATCCGGTTGGGTCCAATCCTTCTAAATCCTGCAATGTACAATAATCGTCAACGCCGTCTGATTTTAAAACTGTTACTTCCTTGCCATTCGGCGCGGTTATAACATCATATCCGCTCAATGTGGTTTCTGCGTAGTTAACAAGTGTTGCATCGTTATCATTGTTGCTTCTATCAACCATAGGATTGGTAAATGGTGAATTAATACTTCCTTTTGGATACCATAAAGCGGTTGAATTGTTTTTTAAATCAGCTAAAGCATTGTTTCCAGAAGAAAACCCAATAGGGTTAAATCCGAATTTTGGCATTCCAGAGTTTTTTAGTCCCATAGTACACCTCCTATTGTGCGTACCATGTACCCTCATAGAACACATACCATGTTGCAGTATCTACTTCTAGGGCAACTCTGCCATTAGGTACTTTTGTCGTTGGCTTTGTATCTGCTGCTAGATATATATCATAACTTTTATCCTTTGTAAGTTGCACAGGGCCAGCCATGCTACACCTCCAATTCTTCTAGTTCTTTTAATAATCGTTCTATCGACTTGTTGTGCCAGTGTTTTGTTTTTGCATCTTTAGCCAATTTCCTTATATCATCGTCTGAAGTTTCAACTTCTTGCTTTTCTAATATGTTAACTTTGGTTTCTTCTTGCCCTTTTTCTTGTAAGCCATCGTTTTCCTCCAATATTTCAAATTTAGTAGAAAGTCTTTTAATTAAATAAGGATTCTCTGTTTCGAATATACCGTCTTTATCAAACCTAATTGACTTAGGTACTTTCCTAACTAAATGAGGTCTAATCTTACTTATTCTTACTAATCTATTTGGTATTCCTTTAAATTTCACTTTGCACCTCCTAATAAAAAGAGGTTGAGGATTAACCCCAACCCCATTTTTGGTTGTTCTATACTGTTTCTATTACTTGCATTGTTGCTGCATGATCTGTTAAAAGTCGCTTGCCGCTTGCTGGTGTTAACGTAATTGCATAAGTACCAGCAGAACTTAAGTGAATACCCGACTCTAATTGAATTACTTCTGTTGCTCCTGCTGCAATAGATCCAGTGAAAGCTGTTAGTGTATCTCCAGCCCATAAAGCACCAACAGGAATAGAGTAAGTAAATGCACCGTGTCCAGTTGCGTTAGTCATTTCAATAACTACTGAGTGACCGGCTTTTGTCGGTGTCACTGTGAACACTTCCGCTTCGTCAATTGTTGAAGAAGTAGCCGCATTAAACGTCTTTGTATACTCAGTATCATAAGCCGCCATAGTTGTATTTGTTACTGTAACTGCCATGTTATATACCTCCTAGTAAGTTTTTTTAAATAGCTGTTTCTGCTGCGTAAGTTAAGTTCATATAACCTAATTCTTTAGGACGAATAACTTTAGCACCGAATACTGTAAGTCCAGAGCAACCATATGCAAATGATCCTTCTAGTTCCATCATACGTGACTTAGAAAGTGCTTCATCATATACGATAGCGTCATAAGCACCAAACATACATTGCGAAACTGGGGCCGCAGCTGTACCAGTGTTGTTTACTTGGTTAGTAACGAAAATATCAATGCCTAAGTAGTTAGCCCAAGCCATTTGACCTTTTTCGTTAGTACCGTTGTTAATTTGGAATACTACGCCAGCAAGGATAAGTTTTTCTTTTACCCATGGTGGAATTGTCATCCACATATCACCTTCCATAACGTTTTGCTCTTCTAGCTTACGAACCGCACTAGAAACGTCTGAAAGAATTGTAGCCGAGTCACAAGTAGCGTCTGTAATTACATTACCACTATCTGCTTCGGTGTAAAGATCCATGATGTATGAATCTGTAGTTTTGTTAAGAATGTAAGCCGCACGTTGATTTTGTGAACCTTTTAAATCTACATTAGCCATAGCTTGCTCTGGGTCGGTAACCTTAAAGGCGTAATAGTTTTGTTGATCAATCAATAGTGCAACTGAACCATCGTCTAAACCTTCATAAGTAATCGAACCAGTGTAAGCTTGTACTGTTGGATCTGACAAACCGTTAAAATAAACAGTATCGCCAGCCTTTGAAGCACCTTTACGTGGTCTAGTTCGTGATATTTTAAGTGCTACCAGATTATCTTCTCTTGTTCGTTGAATGGACGCATCCCACAATTCAGGGATAAAAGCATTAGCATTTACGTTTTGAGCCATTTTTATTTCCTCCTAGTTCCATGATTTTTGAGACTTAATCACTTTATCAAAGTTAGCGTTAATTTCTTGTCTACTCATTTTTTTCACCTCTGCCCTCGTGTAGAGCTTTTCGTTAGGTGAACCATTTCCAGTTACGCTACCAGTTGATGCTTGTGAGTTCTCGATATTTTGATTTTGTGTGTTTAGCTTGTCTTCATATTCAGCAATTTTAGATTCCATTTGTTTAAACTTCCACGCTGTGTGAGCTTGATTAATGTCGCCTGTTTCACCCCATAACTCGATCAAGTCTGGTGGTAGATTGTTAACGTCACCTTTATACTCACTTAGAAATTTACCAAAAGCTTTGTCTTCAGCTTCTTTCTGTGCCTTAGTTTGTTGTTCATTCTTAAATTCATCTTTCAGCTTCATAGCTTCATAAAGTTCGCTAGCAACTTCGACAGGCACATTTTTCTCATTAGCTATGGCTTGAATTTTATCGTATTCTCGTTGTTTGTCTACCGCTTCTAGGTATTGGTCTACTGACATATTATTTTCATTAGCTAGTCGTTCGACCAATCCAATCCTAGGATCATTCTTATAGGATTCAAGTTTATTTTTACCTTGTTCCTTGTAGTAACGTCCCATTTCGGCTAGTTCTTTAAGTTCTTCCATACTCTGAGGTTTAACATTTTCTTTGTTGTACTGATACTCAAAGCTGTCTAACAAACTTGGCGTAGCTTGTTCCTCTTGTACTTCTGAAACTTCTGTTTCTGTGCTTTCTTGCGTTTCAGCTGCCTCTGTTGATTGTTGCGATTCAACTTGTTCTGTTGGTGCTTCAACTTGTGGTGCTTCTTCACTAAAAAGCTTTAAATTCATGTTTAGTCTTGGCATAGACCGTTCCTTTCTTGGACTTGGCATAGTCCTTATATAGTTATTGTATCAAATTTGCTACACAAGTGCAAAAAATTATGCACCTGTTGTTATCTAAGAGTAACTTTCCAGCTTGTAGAACAGTTGTTTATTATCTTTTCTACGCTTAAAACTGTATAACTGTTACCGTTAATTACTATTCTGTCATCTTCTTTTGGTATTCCTTCCGATTCACAGCAACTATGGACTGATTCACCACTAGAATTAACAAAAAGTATATTGCTCATACTATCACCCCTAAATTATATTTTCTTCTATGTCTTGCGGTTCCTCTTGTGGTAGCTCTTTAGCCATTTCCATAATTCTTAGTTCTGCTTCTTCTTCACTTAACCCCTGTATTTCTTGTTGCATCTCAGGCGGTAACGATTGGAAGAATTGAATCATCATCTCTTGTCTAAACTGTTCCCTAGCGTCATTGGCTTGATTTTCTTCAATCATTTGCTGTTTATTAGGTACTTTAGCACTTGAAATGTGTTGTAACCATTGAGCGTACTGGATATAACCTTCTCTTAATAAGTTGTCTAGTGTTTCGTCAGAAGCGTTTTCACTCCATAGAGTAGAAGTACCTACGTTAATCTTGACGTTTGTCTTAATATCCTTAAGCAAGCTGAAATCAATCTCTTTAACTACTTTTTTACCCATGATTTCTACTGATATTTTACGCTTACCGTAGTAATTAGCCATAAAATCAAGCCATATTTTAGCTGTGTCCTCTATAAATTGATACAGGTTAGCTCTTATGTTCTCTAATGGTACTGCTGCTTGTTTAGTTACAATCGCTAGTGCTGTAGCATTATTAGGGTTAACATCACCTAAAGCGGCATCGTTAGCACCTAAAAATTCTTTTGTGTAGCTAATAGCTAGGTCAATTGTAGATAGCATCTGTTGGTTAATCTGTGAAGGCGTCATATATCTTGCTACGTCTAAAGTAGAACCATTAACACCAAATGCACCGCCTACTTTGTTACTCCATGCACTTATTTTTGTTTTGTCATAAATAACTTTAGGGAATCCCATTTCACGCATAGCAATCATTACTAGGGCGAACTGTTGATTAATATAGATTTGATTAGGTCTAATCTCTGTACCTAGTGCCTGACCATGATAACTATTCTTTCGTTTAGTCCAGTTGTTAAAAGGTATAGGGTATTCAGTTAGCTTAGTATCCCATTCCTTACGAACTTCTGCATATTGTGTAACCTTTTCAGCGTATACCTTGGTTACAGTTTTGCCATCTACTTTCTCACGTTTCTTATATAACTTAAGTAAAGCTGTTGTTTTACCACTGTTGTTCTTTTCGTTGTCAATCTCGATCTTTCCGCGTGATCCCGCTGTGTACTCTGTTTCTTCATCAGATACAATCTTTCTAACTACATCTTCTGGTTGTCCGCTTGCTTTTGCTTCTTGTCTTAAAGCTTCTACCATTTCTCTAAATGCAACAATTATGTACGGTTGTCGTGAGGTTCTAGATTCGTTAGGGTTACCGAAGTATACTGTAACACCGTCTAAACGCTCGAACTCAATATCGCCCTCTGCATCTTGTCCGGTATCAATTGTTTCATCCCACCAACAGTAACCAGCCATATCACCAGTATTAGCAGCATCTAATAATAATTGACGGTTGTTAGAATCCATCTTAAGACGTTCCCACAGTCGCTTTGCATAAGCTGTTGCAAACTGCATAACCTCTTGCTGTTGAGCTTCTTTTTCGTCTTGTGGATCGTCACCAATCAATTCAGCTATGTACTCAATTGTAATAGGTTGTTGTAGTATAGAACTAGTAAAGTAATCAATTACACGCTTGTAAATGTTGAATACTGGTGTAGGCATGCCTGGTGCGTTTAATCCGTCCCACTGTTCACCTGCGTAAAACTTTTCGTTAATGTCGTTAATGTTGTAAAGAT